GCTCAACCGCCTTAGCCTAACCCCTTTCCGCTCAATGAGCAGAAGGCCCGATGGTCTCAGCTGAGACCCACCTACGTTTCAGTGCGACCCCGTAGGGGGTCACGGAACGTAACAAATGATCGTGGTCGACCGACTGCCCCCACGTGAGTGGGCCAGCGGTTCGTGGGCGATTGCCCAGCAACCACAAACATTTACCCAGGGCACCGTCACCCTCCAGAGGGTCGGGCGCCTTCGGTGAATGCGTCACCCAGCAGAGGAATTCCTTCCTCTGCAAATGACGGTTCCACCGGCTCTTTGGACGACCTTTTCCAAGGTAGTACCAACCGAGCGCGGAGCTGTCAGGGCTCACTGTGGGCAGGGGCCCCAGGAGACTCTCGATGACTTTCCTCATAGTCATCGCTGTCGCGGTATAGCCAGCCGAGAAAAGCTGGTTACTGGTTGCGACCCATGACAAAATCCGTGATACGTCCCGCGCATTTGCAGGAGCGTGCTCCCTAAGGTAGACCGGAGTGATCCGGGTACCGTCGAAGCAGTCCTCGCCGCACGACTCTCTGAACTTTCCAGTCCAGAAAGACTTGCGCCTGTTGACCCGAAGCCCCATGGCCTCTAGGTCCTCGCAAATGCCGATGGCCTCGTCACTGGGAACGATCAAATCGTCCCCATAGACGTGCACGTCGCGAGCCAGTTGGCCCACGATGTGCTGGTCGGGAAAACGACCCATCCGTCGGAGTCTACTCGCAATAATAATAATAAAAAACGCGAGAGACTCGACAGGAAAGGTCACTGCGGACCCCATTGACGCGAATTTCCTCAGGACCCTCGTTGGGCCCTTAAGGAGTCGCGCCCGCGTGCTTCGGCTTGCCATAAGGAGCTCCCTGAACTGGGGAGCAACTTCGAACAGAGCCTGCACGTGGGCTAATCCAACACGATCGGAGGCCTCCGAGAGATCGAGCGTGGCCAGGTGGCCCGTTTTCGACGCCAAGTTAGCCAACACCTGATTTGTGGTCTGGTCGCGAAAGTTAATCCGGCCAGCCGTAAGGGGCGCTTTCTCAAGGCGCTCCGTCAGGTGGTTACGCAGGGCCTGCTGTGCATACTGCATGCACGCAGGTTCTACTGCGATAACCCGAGGTGAAGAAGCAGTCTTAGGAACGAAAACAACCCTCACAGGTTGCTCGTCCCAGGGTTCGACGAACCGAACTGGATCGACCCCCTCCTCGTGGGAGGGAAGGTGGGCCTGGGCTCGACCGAAGTCTGCCCAAGTAAAACCTGCCTGTTCGAGGCGTCGATGCCAAGTTCGAAACAGCCATCGCGAGTTTCGCGACAGATGCTCGCCAGTGGCTCCCCTCCCGTGTCTAGGTCTAAGGCTAGGCCAAAGACCATGATCAAGACACAGGGAACCGACAACAATAGACGCTACCAGACGATAGTAGCGCCAGAGCTGCCCAATGGGCTCCATCTGAACTTCGTCATCGCATTGAAGGTACGCGTCCGCCGCGGCCCGTTGGCGCTCTTGCGAGCACTGCTGGGCCGGCTTCTTCGCAAGTAAGGCAATCTGCCTGACTGCGGAGATACAGTTGACGGAAGGCGAATCCAACAACTTCCCATTTTTGTCAAAGATCTGGCGCAGGAATCCCGACATAAATGCCGGGAAACCCGGGCTCGCCCCGCGTTTGAACGCGGGAAAAGCTCGAGGAGCCACCTGACCGTCTGCAAGGCTTCTCTCGAAGTGCTTGCTAAAGTCAGGAAGGGTGATCGTGATGAACGATTCACCCTCGTCCTTGACACGTTGCTGCAACGTTTTAACGTCGCGGGCAACGGGGGCCATGCACGTGTCTCCTGCTTCTCGCAGGAGTTGAACCAGGAGTTCTACGAGGCTTTTCACAGTACCTCCTTCATTTTGAGGTTGCTGTCCAAGGCTCGCAGATCCAGCGCTGCACTTCAGTACCGTTGCGAAACGGAACTGCGACCGCCTCTCCCGGCTCGGTGCCGGCGAGGTTAGGTCTCTTGATTGACTAGCTTCAACAGAAAAGCGTCGGTGAAGTAGTCCCTAATCGCTTTCGCGAGAAGGACCGCATCAGCCGCCGTCATCTGCGTGGCAAAGTCGATCGAGATTGTGCACGTGCCCCCGACCTGAAGGTTCTGGGCGGGGATCAGAGGGTCAGTCACCGCGGCCTGACGCTGGAGCTTGCTGTAAACACGGGTCCGTGCTTTCTTGGACGAGTGGCCATTCTCTAAGTTGTAGAGAACGCCAGAGTCGTTCAGAGCGTAGGTCGACTTGTCGACCGCGGATCCCGTGCGAGGCAGGCTCTTCGCTACGGCGTTGTAGGTGATGACGGCTGGATCAGCAAACAAATGAAACTCCTGCAGCTGATGTTACTTTACTAGCGATCGGGAAATTCCGAGAGCCGCTAGTATGCCCAATTGCTTCGCCGAAAGGCTAGGCAGCTGGACATTGAGACCGAAAGGGTTCCCACCACCTTGTCGCGCTTTCTCATCCACATGAGACGTGCTAACGAAGGTGCAGTCGACTTGCCCCCAATTATTGGCTAAAAAGCCTTTAGGAGAGGGATTCATGAATACCTTGGCCTCAGCCTTGGTATCCGTGACAGTACGCTTCATGATGAAGCTGTACTTGCAAGTCAAGTTCTCGGCCCAACCTGAATTCAGGTTGTTGACACAGTCTCCAACGTTGGAGAACCAGTCAATGAGCCAAGACCACGGGAGAACGTTCCAGAGAAGGCTCGGGGTCGGTTTAGCACCGAACAAGGCCTGCTTGGCACGTCCTGTCCACTCAGATGAACCTACATCAGGTATGTAATACTGGAACTTTCCAGCAAACCATACATGAGTGTTCACTGTAGTGGTCACCTTGTATAACGTGGTGCCCTGGGCAATGGTGCCCGGGTTCCCCCCAACATGGATGAAGGGGAGATTGAAAAATGCACCCGTTACGTTCTCGCTCCTGTCGGTTAGTACTGTCGCCCTGCGACGGATACCCTTACCATTCTCACGAATGATTTGGGCTAGCCGCCGATCGATGGTCTGCCAGAGGCGGTAAAGCTTCCGGAGATCACGAACAAAGGGCTCCCACCCGAAAACCACATTGAGATACTCATGGCCCAAAGCCTTGAAATAACTCAACGTGCCCAGCGCACTTATCGCTGGGTTAAAGTTTTTGTCGACAAGTGAAGAGCTAAACTTGGGTCTCCGTCCGGGAATGCCGAGAGGCGTGCCCTTAGGAAGTCCAAGCGCTTTCAACTTGTCTCCTTGCAGATAGCGCATGAGCGCGTCGGACGGGTTGAAACTCGTCAGACCTGCAAGCGGGATTGTCGGAAGTTCCTTTAACTCGTAAAGGAACTGGCCCAAGTCGGCAACAGGGTTGCCAGGCTTGGCACGGGAGTATCCCGTGGCGTAGTAGGTGCCAGCCTCATTAATGAGAGTGGCGCCGGACCGCATCCCGACAAAGGGATTGGTCGGCTTGAGAGTGGAAGCAAAGGGATCTACACCACCAATGTTGTAGCGCCCAAAGTCCACCCCATTCCGAACGACGCGGTAGCCCGGTAGTGTACTTTTGTGGTCAACCACTCGAGTACACTGAGCGAACGGGCCACCTGCACTCCAATAGCCGTTAGGCAGTTGGTAGTGCCCTTCCGACACGATAAGCGCTTCGCCGCGCTGCCCCCAGATAAATGTGTTTGGTGAAACAACTGGCGACCCGTTAGGGATCGGCCAGACATTAAACCTCCATCTAGGTGGGCGCAACATCAGCTAGCAACTCCTTCGGTCTAGGGACCCAGGCTACACGAGTAGCATGGTTATGCAACCTCTTAGGAGGTTGC